CAAGAGTAATACCAGACTCTTGGGTATTAAGACCGTAGAATCCCGGTGCGGCAATACTAGCTGATTGTAATGGCTTGGCCATTTATACTGTCCACTCAAGTTCTTCAGAGTGCCGTTGTGCATCCTGAGTGATTGCATCATTAAGAATACGAGCCGCTGTAGCGTATGCAGATGTACTGCTCATACCACCATCTTCACCACGTTCTTCAACTGCTTTAGCATACGCAAGCAACAATACAGGTTGTGACGGTACAACTACTTTGTCATCATCTGCAGTAAGATTAGTTGTTCGTTGAATGATGTTAAAATAAATTGTATACTCATTGTCAGGCTTAGGATATAAATCAACTAATGTATCACCGTCACTCGATACACCATTGAAGTTATAGTACCTAGGAATCCCTGAAGTTGGTGTCTGGTTCAAATAAAACTGGTTGAAGTCGTGCTGAGTACGGTACTCCATAAAGAAGTTACCTTCTTCACTAACAACATCCATGACACTAAAGTTATTCCCAGTACCATTAAGCTCATAGTTAAACACACCAGAAGATGTCGTCAGTGTCAGAGTATTCCTAAGCGCACTCCAGTTCCAAGCATTTTCAACCTCAGACTTTGCATCATTAATTAACACACCGATTAATGTTGAATACGATGTTTCATCCACAGTAGACACTGTACGTTCACGTAAGCGTCTTAAGATGTTATTTACAAGTTCTAAGTATGTCATGAGAATACCTTAATGTACATAAGTAATAGTATACCACATTTTACTGTAAATGTCAACCCTTACCATTTTACTTTATCAGCCCAGTACGCCGCTGACATTTTTCCTTTAGCAATATTCTTTGCATGTCTAGCTTTGAATGATGCGCGTTTCTTTTTCATACGATCACTTTCACCTGCTTTTGGTTTACCTGCAGTTTTAGCACCTTGCTCACCAAACCGAATAGTCTTTACCTTGTCTCCTTCTTTAGCTACAACAACGTGTGACTTTTTAGGATGGTTTGGTGTACGCTTTGGTTTGTTATATCCACTAACCCCTGCACGTTTTAACCTGGAATCTTTTTCTTTAGGCATTACTTTCTCCGCTTACCTGATGCAGTTACTTTGTGTTTAATCTTAGCAGGACCAGTCTTGCGTTTAATACTGCTACGCTTCTCAGCCGCTGTCATCTTCTGAGCTACGGCTTTAGGGCGACATGAAGGATAGGGTCTTTTGCTTCCGCCTTTTGCAGACTTACGTCCACAGGCTTTACCAGTCTTAAGATCTACCCAGTCTTCTTTAAACCACTTGGTTAGACCACCCTTGGGTTTACTTGTACTTCCCGCCACGCTTCTTGTACTCCTTGGTTAGCCAACCTGATGCATACGCAGAAGGCCAGACCTTGTACTTCTTTTTAGCTTCTGCTTTCACACGATTGTACAGAGCTTTGTTTGTCGGTGTAGCCATTACTTCTTCTTTTTCTTTTTAGTGTAGCTTACTTTTTTACCTGTTGCTTTAGCTTTATTTTTTGCCATAGCAATTCCTTTAGGCGTATACGGATAGTGTTTGCTTCCAACTCTAGGCATTACTTCTTCCCTATCATTTCCATCATTCCCTTACCGGCCTTGACACCAAAGCTAGCAAGAACAATCACCATGAGAATCTCATGATACCAAGTTGGCAAAGTTGCCAATGCGTCGAATCCCGCTTGAATATGTGGAACCATGTTTGGTATAAAGCTCAAGATCAGAGGAACACTGAAGACTAGGGTCAACCACTCGTCTTTCCACGAGTTCTTGGAAGCCTCTGCCATGATGCGTTCCCAATCCGCTGTGGACTGTGCTGCTGTTTTCAGTGCGGTGGCTTTGGCCTCTGCGGTGGCTTTGGTTGATTCCGCCTTGGCACTGACCCATGTACCTGCCAAGTTCGTGATAGCTGTGACTAATCCAAGCATCTGTCATTTTCCTTCTTGCGGTATTGGTACACAGGCCATGCCTCTGGGGTCTTCAGCATCTGCCATTAACACCATAGCGTCTTTAAAACAGTCCTGTGGATCGTTGTACACTTTACGTTCTACAATCTGTAATAGTCCGGGCTGTACAGCGATTGTAATAATTCCGTATATTAACCACATACGAGTTACCTCTGTTGGGCAACCCAATAAAAGATGTAACCTACCAAGCCAACGGCTGAGAGAATGCCAATGCCCAAAGTGATAATAAGCAAGCTATCAGTAATTTGTTTTCTACGTTTAGCTTTCTTGGCTTTCTCAGCTTTCTCTGCGGCTTCACGGCTTTGTTTCATCTCCTGTTGGAATGCTAACCAGTCTGACCAAAGACCTCCTCTGCCCTGCCAGATCATCATTTCTTTAAGAGCTTTTTCTTGCTCTTTAAGTTGCTCTGCGGCCATAAACGCCTGTAAGTCAGACTTGTAGCCATGTTCATGAGCTTTCTTTTGTATCTGAGACTTCAGACCAAAGTAGTCTGCAACTGCTTCACCTGCTTCCCAGATTTCTTTACCGTTTGCGATTGCTTCTTTAATAACGCCAAAGGCCGCATTAGCGGCGGCCAGTTCAGCAATCACTGCTGTTTCTCTATCAGTCTGTCAATCTTTGCATCAAGCGCATCTAATCGGTCCATCACTCGAACCATATCGGCTTTCACTTCATCCTTACGTGCATACTTTTCTGCAATATTAAGTTGACACTGAACAATCTCTTCTCGTGTTCTGTTAAGTAAGATGGATAGGCGATGCAGTTCTGTGTGCATCTGCATGCCAAACCATCCAATCAATCCAATAAATGCTGAAAGAATAATGTTCCAGTACATCATGTCCATCGTTATTCAGCATCCTGTATCGTTAGTGTACCTTCGTCAACCTGACGCATGATTTCTTGGTAAGACTCTCGTGACTCATCAATGACAACGCTGAGGTATTTGTCGTCACCTAAATGACACTGGATGCGGACATTTACACCATTTTCATCGGCAATGTATTTTGCGCTAACAATATTCATAGCTCTGCCTCCGCAATTAAATTGTAAACTCTGCAAGTGGGATCGTCATTGTCGTACAAACCTAATTGATTACTACTTGTGTATACTTCACTAAAGCCATTTCCCCCTGCAACACCATAGCTCAAGTCAGGTGTGTCACGCATCGTTGGTACAAACGGTTGAAAAATAAATGATGATCCTGCGGATCCACCATAGAGATTACCATATATTCTATTGTCAGTAGCATCACCACTTGTAGTGTCTTTAGTAACCAACTGGCAGTAACGTCTGCAACGTGTCAAATCATCGGTGTAGCTAATATGTTCAAACGGTGTTGCAACCTCACCAACTTCCATTTGGACACCTGTAAGCCAGATTTTATCACCTGTAGCATCAAACAAATCAATTGTCTGCCCCTCTGCATAAGAGCCAGTACCAGTCCCTGCGGGGGCTGTGTAGTCTTGCCAAGAGTCGTTTGAACCGCCTTGGTAGTCAGATCCTGCTGTTAAGATGAAGGCAAGAGTCATTGCCCATGTATTATCAATACTTGCAAATGCGCTTGATGTGTCGCCGGGGAATGTCAATGTTTTGTATTCCCAAGTATTGGCAGTATTGATCGTATATGTTTTAGAGATAACGCGAGCCTGTGTTGAATTTGGATTGTACATGTTTACAACTGCTGTCCCAGTCTCTGTACACTTCACCCAGAATGATACTGTTAGTGACTTAGCATCTGATGTTCCGTAACCTAAATGTGTGAGGTCATAGCCTTCAAATCGTTGATTAATATATGCATAAGAGTCAGTATTAAGTGTGGCGTAAGCTCCTGTTGTGTGATGCTCAAAACTGTACTCAAACCCATTTGGCGAATCTGTTACAATATCATGTGCCCATTCAGCACTTGCACCTAAATTTCCACGGTTGATACTCCAACGATCCATGACGTGATAGCCATTATTACTAATACCTGTTTTTGCACCACCATTAGTGCGTTGAGCAATCCGCATCGCTCCATTGTAAATTAGATTTCTATGGCTAAATGCAGAATCATTTAAAGAGTCTGAGTAGACTGGAACAGGGGAACCTGTAGTGCCTAGTTGATCTGCGGTAACTCTACCAGTAACATCTATACCAACTGAGGTTGTAGCAACCTTTGCTATATTATTATGATAAAGAGTGACAGGGCCATTAGCATCAGCGACTAGATAATTCTCACCACTATAACTTTGTAGGTTTAAATCATCGCTCCGAATATTTAAATCGCCTGTGCCAAGCTCTCTAATATAGCTATTTGAACCATCGTGATAAATTTGGAGATCAGAACTATTTCCAAAGTATGCGAAATCATTATCACCAAAGAAAATATTATAACCGACTGTAGACAGGTTGCCGCCTAAAGTTGGCGTAGTGTCGTTAGAAACATCTGTGATATAACCTGAGTCATTCGTCAGCGTAGAGATGTTGTCACTAGGCTGTACAGCACTATCAGCTAATGTTCCTTGTGCGGCTGTAGCATAGTCTGTAGAAGCTGTGTAGGCCGCTGTTCCAAGACCTAAAGCAGATTTTAATGTAGCTTCTGCGGTTGCATCTGCGTCAATAGCTGTAGCAATTTCTTGCGCTGTTTGGTCTGCTGTAGCCCCTGTTTCAATTCCATCAAGTTTAGTTTCATCAGCAGTCGTAAAAGATGCTGTGGTTCCTGCTAAAATTGCAGAGTATGCTTGTACATCTGTACCAATCGCAACGCCTAAGTTAGTACGAGCGTTAGTAGCATTAGCAAGGTCTGATAAATTATTCTCAGCTAAAAGCGCACCTGATAATGATGCATAAGCCGCTATCCAAGAACTACCATCATACACTTTCATGACGTTATCAGTGGTGTTAAAATACAAAGCACCTGTCAGTAGTGCGTCACCATCATTGTCTGTTGTTGGGTTAGCAGTCTTGTCGCCTAAGTAACGATCATCAAAGTTATCGTATGACGTAGCGGCACTAGTAGCTGACGTAGCCGCACTAGTCGCTGATGTAGCGGCAGAGCTTGCACTAGTTGATGCATTGCTTTCCGATGTCGCCGCATTTGTCGCAGACGTTGAAGCCGCAGACGCAGAGTTAGCGGCATTGGTTGCTGAAGTTGATGCGGCAGACGCTGATGAAGCCGCATTAGACTCTGAAGTAGATGCATTAGAAGCCGATGTAGCGGCATTGGTTTCAGATGTAGATGCGTTGCTTGCGCTAGTAGCGGCATTGGTTTCGCTAGTAGCCGCATTAGATGCTGATGTAACTGCAAGTCCTGCTGATCCTGAAGCAGTCAATGCTGAACTAGCGGCGGCAACTGCTGAATCACCTGCGGCATCTGCTGAAAGATCTGCACCTGCTTGAGCATTTGCGGCATTTGTTGCTGACGTAGCGGCTGAAGTTGCTGAAGATGCGGCGGCAGTAGCTGAGGCGGCGGCTTCTACCGCTTTGGCTGTGACTGTGGTGACTGTAGTGTCTGTAGTAGAATCACCTGTGCCACCTGTGCCTCGATAAATGCCCATTTACATCTCCAGTAATAAATTCTTATATAAGAAGGAGGAAACCCCTCCGAAGAGGGGCTACCTTAAGGTTACTTAGGCGTTGAAGATCAATGCCAAAGCTGACTCAGGACGGAGTACCTTGACACCGTAGAGAGTGTCTGCAGTGAACAAGTCACCAAGATATTCTTGCTTGTACTGAGTTTGAGTACGAACACCCATTTGCTCTGCAAATACCGCAAAGTCTTTGTGACCCAGGATACCTGCTTTCAAGTCTCCGCCTGCGGCATTGTCTGCGGCAGTTTCAACGACAGGGCAATTTGTAGAAACGTAGATTGAAATACCGTAGAGGCTACCAATCTGGCCGTTTACTGTTGGTGTTCCAGACACAAAGTCTGAAGAGTTGTAACGTGTGATACCACGAATGGTTTCAACAACTGATGGAGGAACAACAAGGAAGCGTCCGTCCATAGGAACATCAGCGTCATCAAGTTGTTTGATTGCCGCACGGAAGCCATCGTCAGAGAAAACATCAGCTGCCGCTACAGTGTCAACAGCGTATGCTGTCAAGTCTGTAGATGCATCCATGTAGTATGAGTTGCTGTGAACCCAGTCAGCACCATCAGAGTCACCAAGACTCTTACCCAATGCGAACAGGTCAGTATCAACCTGCTTGGCAAGAGCATAGCCTGCGTCTTGAGTGTAGAACTGACGGAGTGAAGCAAGTGCTTGCACATCAGTGATGTCTTCAATCAGACGTGAGTATTCGTAGTGCTTGTCTACGCTTACCTGTACTTCTGACTCGGTAGCCGCAATCAGTGTTACCTGAGTTTCAGCAGACTTAGCAGAAGCAGAGCCACGAGTAGGCTTAGGGATGTGAATAGTATCACCCTTCTTGCCTGTCATTGGCATACGGTTTACAAGATTAGCCAGTACGAGTGAGTTCTCGTAGGCCGCGATAATTTCATCAGACCAGATTTCTGGGATGAAAG